ACTACTCACAGGAATACCCATAACAGGTACACTGTCACGTGCGTGTATAGCTAAGTTGTTTAATACTGAACCTGCTTGGTAAGCACCGTTCATGTTATATTCTGCGTGTTCTCTAAATTGTTCTAAGTCAATGCCTGGATACAACTCCATTGCTTCTTGAATTGTCATTGGATCATAATAACCACAGAAAGGCTGATCTTTCATTTCTGGTACTGTAGGATCACAAATCCAATAGTGTTGAGCAATAGGCACAAATTTAACATTAATGTTATATCCAGTTAGTTTATACTTTGCTGAATATATTGTGTTGCGATTGATAGCGTCATCTAATATAGCTTGCTGTTCGCTAAGATTTCCTTCAAACATAGCTGAACGTTCCATCATAGTGGATTCAGCATCCATTTGATCATCTGGTTCAGACGACAAGTTTTCCATGTGACTGTCAAGCATACTTTGTGCAAATCCAGCTTGTTGTTCGCCCATTAATTGTTGAACTTCAGCCATTACTTTTTGTAAGTCAACATTAACTCTACGTTTACTTTGACGCAACGTTGTTAATCCGCTATCTGCTGCCTGCTGTTCAAAAGCACGTAATTGATCTGTTGTACCTTGTGTTTCAATATAACGAGTGATAGGCTCACGAATAGGCTTAATCATCATCATACCATTTTTGTGCATGTTTGCATCCATAATCCAACGTTCTAATATAAAGTGTGGATCATTCATTTGGTTTACAACTGCATTAACCATATCAGTTGCTTGACGTGCGGCTACTTCGTCTTCTTCAGTATCAGCTATAAAGTCAAAGTTAATTTCGCCATTTGGCATTAGGCCTTTAGCAATAACTGCTGTAGCATAATCTACAACAGGCTTAACACTTGGGTGAATATAATCGATGCCGTTTACTGGCGCAGTAGAGTCGGTAACAGCTAGACAAAGATAATGATAATCACTAGCACGGTTAACAGCATTTTTTGTTCCTAAGTAACGCAAATAAGATGCCATCTTAACATCCATCAAGTTCTTCATGCGAACGAAATTTGCGTTTATTTTTCTATTTTGGTTGATGAACTCAACGGGGATATTTTTGATATCTAACATAGTCTTGGTTTTACCTTAAGTATCTACTATTTAGTCTTTACAAAATAGCAGTTTTTTCGTCAATGAAGCAGTACGATACGAGGTTGATTGTCTATAATGTCTGGTAATAAATTACATGCCTGACATTTTTGGTCAACATCCTCATCTTCCATCTCATAAATTGTATGTGGAATCTCGTTAACGACCATCATTGTTTCAAACACTTTTGCGTGTTTTTCACACATAATAGCTGGTGTATTTTCACCAACTGTAACCAAGTATTTAGATTCTTTTATGTCGGGGAATAGCTCTTTTTCCATGCTGGTTTTGTACTTTCATCTCTTGTAATATATCTATCTCTTTGAGCAGCCATACGTTGTTGTGGTGTTCTATTATCCCATGGCTCACATATACCTTGTAAACAAGCTAGCAGTCCATATCTTGCGCTATCAATGCAATCGTCTGGGTCACTAAATCTACCTTGTGTATCTACATAATAATTTTGTGCTTCACTTAAAAAGTGTGTACAGTTCTCATTTACCATTAAACTACCAACTTCAAGCATTTGACGCATTTGGTTAATACCGTAACTTTTGTGATTAGTTACACGACCCTGACTATCAGGTGGATTCATAATGGCTTTTTCGTACACATTAAGTTCATAACTTTCAAACAACTCTCTAATGCTGTTGGACGACATTGTATATCGTCCAGTCGTGTTAGCATCTGCCGGAAGAACAATTGGGGTTCCAAAGACTTCTGGTCTAAGCAAGTGATTGATGTATTGACTGGGCACTGCTTCTTCCACACCCTGCACCACAATTTGTTTATGTAAGTAACATGTTCTTTCATATGGTTCCCAATACATTAAACTAATAACTGTCTTGTCATTTACTAAACCCAAGTCAAGACTAATAACACGTTGAATATTAGGCATACGTTGAAAGTCAATTTCGCCTGTTTGATAAGTGGGCCACTTGTTAAGTTGAAACACAGCGCCCTTACCCATTACAGGCTTACCTGCAATACGAGCTTCACGTTCGTGTGGTAAGTAATCTCGTTCCAATTGTTTACGAGTTTCATTCAATAAGAATGGCAAGCCCCATGGATCATATTCAGGTACATTATCCCAACTAACACGAATATACTCGTAGCCTTCTTCTTTGTTCCAAAACTTACTAACTAATCCGTTAAGACCCTTTAATGGAGTAAAAGAACAAAGAACTTTACCTTGTGTAGTAGCGGTACGTGTTACAATTTCTGAAAAGAAGTCATCAGGCGGTTGTTCATCAAACACAGCAAGATTTAACTTGAAACCTTGTAGTTGTCTTACTTCCTGCGTGTAGTTAGCAAACAAAAGGTAACTATTACCCCCGGAGGAATGTTTAATTTCGCAACCAATGCAATTAGCTCCATCATTACGCATAGTAGTAGTAATGATACGATCTTTTGGAATAGCACCTGATCCTAAGTTCTCAGTGATTTTAACATCTTGTGTGCCCAATAATTCATTCTGTAATACAAGTGCAACTTGACTCCAGCCTTCGCCAGCAACCATTGCTGTAATTGGACCAGTGAATTTGTATCCTTCCCACCAATCAGGATATATTCCAGTTAAGTGCATTGCTGTTTCATAGCAAGTACTAACTGTTTTACCAATACGGTTAGCGGCAAGAATACCTCTACGTTCGCTACTTCCGGTACGAAAGAATGTGCGTTGATGCTCAAATGGTCTAAAGTATTTGAGTTGATTATATCTCATATCTTCAGCTACAGTTATACTTAGATCCATTAACTTATTCTTTAATGGACCTGGTATAGTTTTCAATGCATCAATTGTTAGGTCGTGTTTGTCTACTGACCATCGCAATGCTCTAGCCATTAATACATCTTCACCAACCATATTAGCCTTTCAAATCTTTGCGAATAAAGTATATTGCTTCAATCGCTTGACTTAAATCTCTAAGTTCTGATGTAGATAGTTTCCATGATTTAGGATCTTCTAGTACCACATTATCACGCTTGTCTAAACCAATCTGTAATCGTTCAGTTAGTAAGCGTAATATGTGTTCTAGTTGACCAGGAAACTTTTCAGCAAAAGCAACACGATGGCTAGCATTGACTTTTTGCATTATCAATGTTTCGCTAACCCTAGCATGTTCTTGTGCTTGTTTTATTTCTTGGTCACGTGAGTTCATTTTAGATCCCAAGGATTATGTGCTATGTTTTCATTCAATGAAACAAATTCACGATCTACCCATACATCCCAATGATTGCTTTTGTTAACACGATATGTTTGCATAGTTGCACGTAATCGTTTACCAATAGGAGTTAATGTTCCATCTTCACGTTGAGCAGTTTGCTCGCCAGTACGTGGGTCATACCATTTAATGACTTCGGGACGAGTGCGTCCAAACTTGTCAATCTTTTCACCGAATGGACGTTGATCCAACGGGCCTAAGATTTCAAAACTGATTACGCCATTCTTGTACTTACGAAAAAGCATATGACACTTCATGTCTTTAGCTCTTGCTTCCTCATCTGGATGTGGGAATGTAGGTACGTAGAAAACGTTTTGAATTTCAGTACGATCAGGTAAGTTTTTATCACGATCTGGTGTTGGCTTAATTGGATCGATAGGTACTAGTTCAGTCTTATCAATGTATGGGTTATCATTACCCAAGAAGATATTATCAACTTCTTCGCCATTTAATACGTCCATAGCAATTTGATACTTTAACTTGTTTGCACGACCTTTGAGGTTCAATACTACGCCTCGTTGATCGAAAACAAATCGTTCTAGTTCTGTCGCTGTTGGGAAGTCAGTCATTAAGCCTTCTAAGTCAAACTCAGGTATTTCTACCTTCTTTGTACTTGGCTTTACGACTTTTTGCACCTCTTCGGTGTACTGTTCAACACTAGTATCAGTGGGTTCAATGGGTGTGTCCCATACGTTATCTTGTGGTTGTGCTTTTTGTTTTTTCATTTCTTTTCCTTTCAAAACAAAGGGCGAATGCCCTTATTATTTA